GTTATTGTTGATGATCAGTTAAGCGTAACGGGTGTTTCAACCTTCACTGGCGTCATTGATGCCAATGGTGGTGCTACAATTGATAATATTCAAATCGGTATAACCGATAACAATGAAATTGATACATCAAGTGGCGGATTAACGTTAGATTCTGCTAGTGGTCAAACAACCATTGACGATAATCTGAGTGTTACTGGTGTATCGACATTCACCGGTGCCACAACCTTTACTGGTGCTATTGACGCTAATAATGGAGCAACGATTGATAATATTCAAATTGGTGTTACTGATAATAATGAGATTGATACTTCAACAGGTAATCTGACACTTGATTCTGCAGGTGGTTTTACTACTATTGATGATGCTTTAACAGTAACTGGAGTATCTACCTTTAGTAGTGCTATTGATGCTAATGGAGGTTTAGATGTATCTGGTGGAGAAACAACGCTCTCATCCGCCACAGTTTCTGACCTTACATCTGGTAGAGTAGTTCTTGCTGGAACTGGTGGATCACTTGAAGATAGTCCAAATTTGACATTTGACGGGTCTACCTTAGGAGTAGGATCAACTGTTGATGTCACAAATCTTGAAGTATCAAACATCAAAGCAAAGGATGGCACCGCTTCAATTACAATCGCTGATACTACTGGTGTTGTTGCAATCAGCACAAATTTAACAGTTCAAGGAGACCTGTTTGTAACAGGTAGCAGAACTGAAGTTAATACGGAAACACTTCTTGTAGAAGACCAGTTGATTGAAGTTGGTCTTGTTGATAATGGTAGTGGAAGTTTGATTGCACCATCTACAGATACTGCATATGATGTTGGTATCTTATTCCACTATTTTGATACATCTGCCAAAAAAGCGGCACTTTTCTGGGATGATTCTACAAGCAGAGTCGCTGTTGCATCTTCAGTTACAGAAAGTGCTTCAAATGTGATGGAAAATATCATATATGCTGGATTTGAAGTTGGTGCTCTCTGGGTTAATGATTGTGCTGGTCAATCGCAAGTTATTTCCTGCACAGGATCAGAAAGAAACTTAGAAAACATCACCATAGATTGTGGTACTTTCACCTAAATAAAGAATAACTTATAAATATGGGTGGGGGACATCTCCCACCTTTTTTTGTATATTGAATATGACTGAAAACGATTACAAAAATTTTATTGCAGTATATCAACAAAAATCTGCCGATTTATTCAATCAAACTATTGCCCTTGAGGCAAGAGTGATGAGTTATAATCAGTTGATTGAAGCACTGAAAAATAAGATAAATGAGCAGAATGATGAGATTGAAAAGTTGAAAGCAAAAGGAAATAGAAAAACTACAAAAACAGATAATTCATCTTCTGAGGAATTCTAATGGCAAAACCATCAACACGCCAAGAACTAATTGACTATTGTCTTAGGCGTTTAGGTGCTCCAGTATTGGAAATTAACGTAGACGACGACCAGATTGATGATTTGGTTGATGATGCACTTCAGTATTTCCAAGAAAGACACTTTGATGGTGTCGAAAGAATGTATTTGAAATATAGAATTTCCCAAGCAGATATAGACAGAGGAACAGCCACTAACAATAGTGGAAGTTTAAATACAACAGGTATTGTAACTACTACAGCTACTTCTACAAGCGTTCCTGGTTTGGGCACTATATCATCAAATTTTTACGAAACTTCTAATTTTATTCAAATTCCAGATTCAGTAATAGGAATTGAAAAGATATTTAGATTTGATACTAGTTCAATATCTGGTGGAATGTTTAGTATCAAATACCAGTTATTTCTGAATGATTTATATTATTTCAACTCTGTAGAATTGCTACAGTATTCTATGACTAAAACATATCTTGAAGATATTGACCACCTTTTAACTACAGACAAGCAGGTAAGATTTAATAAGAGACAAGACAGACTCTACTTGGATATTGATTGGAAAGCACAAACTGTCAATGATTTTATAGTCATTGATTGTTATAGAATATTGGATCCAGATACATTTACAGGAGTATATAATGATAGTTTCTTAAAGAAATACTTGACAGCACTCATCAAGAGGCAGTGGGGACAAAACTTAATTAAGTTTAATGGTGTTAAACTTCCAGGTGGAATTGAGTTGAATGGAAGACAAATATACGATGATGCTGAAAGAGAGATATCGGAAATACAATCAAGAATGGCTACAGATTATGAACTTCCTCCTTACGACTTTATTGGATAATGGCACTAAATCCTTTCTTTCTACAAGGCTCTTATGGAGAGCAAAGACTTGTACAGGAGTTGATTAACGAGCAACTCAAAATTTATGGTGTAGAAGTAACCTACATCCCAAGAAAGTTTGTAAGAAAACAAACTATTATTGAAGAAATTCAATCGTCCACATTCGATGATAATTTCTTATTGGAAGCATACATCAATAACTTTGATGGATATGGTGGTGCTGGTGATATTATGACAAAGTTTGGTGTTAGTATTAGAGATGAGTTATCTTTAACTATTTCCAAAGAAAGATTTGAAGACTTTATTGCAGTTTTTCTTGAGGATATGGATGATGGTGAAATTGAAGTTGCTACAAGACCTAGAGAAGGTGATTTAATTTATTTCCCACTTGGACAGAGAATATTTGAAGTTAAGTTTGTAGAGCACGAACAACCTTTCTATCAGTTAGGCAAAAATTATGTTTATGAATTAAAGTGTGAACTCTTTGAATATGAGGATGAAGTTATTGATACAACAATTGATGAAATTTCAGATGTTTTGGAAAAAACTGGATATATCATAGACCTCTCTCTATTTTCTGGAGGGACTACAGCAAATGTTTCTGCCACAGTTAATAGTGGATATATTAGACAAATTTTCTTGAATAATGATGGGTCTGGATATACGAGCACACCAACAGTTGCAATATCAACAGCACCATCTGGTGGCACTAATGCAACTGCTGTTGCAATAACAACTACAAGAAATAATATAACATCTATCAAAGAAATTCTTCTCACAAACGCTGGTGCAGGTTACACCGTAACACCAACCATATCAATTAGTGGTGGTGGAGGGTCTGGTGCTGCTGCTACATGCAGTATTAATACTGCTTCCAATGGACTCATTTCTTTCAATGTTACTGGTGGTGGTGCAGGATACTCAACAACACCTTCAGTGACTGTTAGTGGTCCTGGATCTGGAACAACTGCAATTGGAAGGGCTGTTGTAAGTGACACTGGCACAATATCTAGAATTTATGTAATTAATCCTGGAGATGGATATACAAGTACACCAAGTGTTGTTGTTGGTGCAGCTGCAACTACAGGAATTGGCACATTCTGGCGTAACGAAATTGTTACTGGATCTAGATCTGGAACAACTGCAAGAGTTAAGAGGTGGGTAAAGGCTACCAATACTCTACAGGTTGGAATTTCATCTGGAACTTTCTATCCAGGAGAACTTATTACTGGATCTAAATCTGGAGCAGAGTATCAAATAAATGTATCAATAGCAAACACAACTATTGATAAATACAGTCAAAATGATCAGTTTGAAGTTGAAGCAGATAATATACTCGACTTCACAGAATCAAATCCTTTTGGTAACTATTAATGTTAGGAACTTATCACTACCACGAAATCATTAGAAAGACTATTATTGCCTTTGGCACTCTTTTTAATGATATTCATATCAAGCATAAGGATGAAACAAAAGTCATTAGTGACATGAGAGTTCCATTGGCATATGGACCAACTCAAAAGTTTCTAGCAAGACTTGAGCAGCAGGCAGATTTAAACAAACCTGTGCAGATTACATTACCTAGAATGTCATTTGAGATGACTTCTATTGATTATGATTCCTCAAGAAAGACTGGAGTTACTCAGACTTTTAGAGCAGTTGATGGCAACACAATGAAAAAGGTGTTTATGCCCGTTCCATATAATATTGGATTTGAGTTATCTATTCTCTGCAAGTTAAATGATGATGCTTTACAGATTGTTGAGCAAATTCTTCCAAACTTTCAACCAGCGTTTAATTTAACAGTTGACCTAGTTGAGTCCATTGGAGAAAAGAGAGATATCCCAATTGTCTTAAATAGTGTCTCATTCCAAGACGATTATGAGGGGGATTTTTCCACAAGAAGAGCACTGATATATAGATTACAGTTTACAGCAAAAACTTATCTCTTCGGTCCTATTGCAGATAATCCAGAAGGTCTCATCCGCAAGGTTATTGTTGATAACTATGCAGATACTGATAGGACAACTGCCAAGAGAGAAATGAGATACACAGTTGTCCCAGATCCTATTAATGCAGATCCTGGAGATGACTTTGGATTTAGTGAAACTTGGGAATATCTTGGAGATTCTAAGTCTTACAGTCCTACAAACCAATCTGATATTTAATACTTATGCCAGAATTTGATGCTATTGATGATGCTCTAAATGTAGAGAGTAGCATTGTTGAGGTTGATAATACTCCAAAGAGTATTGTAAAACCTGAGCAAAAGACTGACATCTCAAAGGACTATGAGTATACTAGAGCAAACTTATATTCATTGATTGAAAAGGGGCAAGAGGCAATCAATGGCATTATGGAACTTGCTGGCGAAGGAGGAAGTCCCAGAGCATATGAAGTTGCTGGTCAGTTGATTAAGAGTGTTGCTGACACAACAGATAAGTTAATTGACTTGCAGAAGAAACTAAAAGATGTTGAAGAAGATGTGACTTCTAAAGGACCTAATACTGTTACAAACAATGCAGTATTTGTTGGGTCAACATCAGAACTTCAGAAACTACTCAAGCAAGGTTTTCTAAATAATAAGGAATAGTTTGTAACCTGATATGGGTTGGTCTGAGAAGTATAAGAAGTCGATTGATTGCGACAACCCGAAAGGGTTTTCTCAGCGTGCTCATTGTCAGGGTCGTAAGAAGAAAATGAACGAAGCAAAAGAAAAGCAAGACCACGAAGTGTCGATGGCAAAGACACAGGTCAAAAAATCTATTGATAACCTTCAGAAGGTAGCAAGAGTACTTGCCAAGAAAACTGATGCTGACAACTTACCTGCTTGGGTGCAGGCAAAGTTGACTGACACTGAGCATAATACTGATGCTGCCGCTTCTTATATGGGAGAGGAGAAGAAGAAGTGTGGTGATGGTGAGTATTGGTGCAAAACTGATGAAAAGTGTAAGAAAGTTCCTAAAGGTCACCACGTAATGCCTAATGGCGACCTTATGAAGGATAGTGAGCACGAAGAATCTGGTGATGTCTCCGAGCAAAATATTGGCATTCCATCAAAACCAGGTGGAACAGCATCAGGTACTCTTAGAGATATATTGAAAAATAATCCAAAGTATAAGGGAAAACCTGAAGAAGTAATTGATAGACCAGGTGAGGGATTATTGCAAAAAGCACATTATGAAGCAGAGGGCGAATATATTGAAGAAAAGAAGAAGGGTGGCACTCTCCATAACTGGTTTGGCAAGTCAAAGTCAAAAGATGGTAAGAAAGGTTGGGTGCAGTCTGACGGGTCTCCATGTGCTAATGAAGAAGGAGAAACCAAAACTCCTAAGTGCTATTCATCCAGAAGACTTGCTGGTCTGAAGAAAACTAAGGAAGGAAGGAAAAAGATTAGAAGTGCCGATGCACGTAAGAGTAGAAAAGATCCTG